AGTAGCCCCCGTTTCACCCGTAGATTTTACAGCTGTTCCTTCGGGGGTGTGCGCACTTGAGGTGGGACTCAGTAATTCCGCTATTAGCCTTGCGTTACTTTTAGCCATTGTTTATTTGTCCTTATCTAAATTGTTGTAAATGTGCTCTTTTAAAAACTCTATATGTGTGGGAAGCCCTATTGTAGCTTTTTTATTTATGTTAGCCATTGTTTATTTCTCCTCGTAGAGGCCTTCTAGCTATGTCACTCACTATTAATAAGATATCTCTATTAGTTTCCTTTGAGGAATTAAAAATCACCTCAAACTTATCATCCATTTGGTGAACCATCCAACTGTCTTTAACTCTATAGTACAAAGATTCAGTCGGAGCTGCCTTTGTGTATTTATTATTTCTAGCTGCTGAAGGAATTATCTCAATGTCTAAATACTTAGAGATTAACACGGAGAGAATACTTGATCTCTCAGTAGTAAAAGGGTTTTTACACCCTACTCCCCAACCTACCTTATCATTATCAAAAGCAGGAGTATCGAATACCAAATCTCCATACTTTATGCAGTCAAAAGTTATACTAAACTCATTAGCTCTAGCTAAATACTTACACTCCCCCTTACCCCCAACCTCTCCATACGCACAAGGGACTGCTCTACAACAATTCCCACTTTGTAAACAGGGGAAGATGTAAGCATGCTCTATACCCTCTGAGTCTGTGTCGTTAAAAAACTGATTTGGAATAATATCTCTGTTTTTATCAGTTATCTCTACAGAATATCCAAAATACTCTGCGAGAGTTTCTTTATCCAATACTATTTCCAGGCTTATCTGGGAATGAGAAGTCAGGGTGCCCCTCTGGTTTTTCTAGATTAGAGTAAGTTTGTGGCATATCCCTCAAGGCTTGTCTATACGATAGCCAATCAGCTTTGTCAGCAGCAGTGTAGGAAGGAAGCTCAATGTAGTCGCACTCAGATAGTGCTTTGTTTCTCGCTTTTCTAACAACGTCCCAATTCTGATCTTTTACATAATCCACGTAAGGGGGTTTGAATATACCCCCTATATAGGAAAACCCTATACATACGAGAGAGGGAGATTCTACCCAACCATCCTTTCCCTCCATATCGAGATATGATACCTCTTTTATTTTTTCATTTTCTATTCTTGCAAACATAATCGCCTCTTAATAATCTACTATATACCAACTATTGTCTCCACCTTCGTGGCTCGCCTTGGACCCTGTATTAGCTGTTGAACTGTTTGCCAATATGCCGGATTTCCATTGAACAACAACCACACCCCCGCTCCCTGCGTGAGGAGAGCCTCCGTAAGAGTGACTGCCCCCTCCTGCTCCATAAGGGCCCCCTGTTCTTCTATCCGTAGTATACGCACCAGCCCCCGAAGGAGTATTCTCACTGCTTCCATATCCATAAGCAGACCAGCCTGGTTGGGGCTGTCCGTTGCCCGATATATCTCCATCCCCCCCTGAGCCCCCATAACCGCCCCCTGGCCATGCAAAAGATCCTCCATGTGTAACCCCAGTTCCCCCTCCATACAGAGTTTTAGAACCAATCGGCCCCCACGCAGGTGCGTGTACATTATCAGAAGTAGGGCCAGAACTGCACAGAGCACTGCTTCCTACATTATTAGTGTAACCACCCCCGCCACCAACACTACCACCGTTACAGAGTACATCATTTGCAAAAGAACTCTGCCCGGATCTTGCCCCTACAACAATTGTGAAGCTTTGTCCCGCAGATACTGTTTTAGTAAGGATACACCCAGCACCCCCGCCACCACCTCTACTTCTCCAAGCGCCTGATGAGCCTCCTCCCCCGATCACCCAGATTTTCAATTCATCCATCCCACTTTTTACAGTAAATGTATAAGACCCAGGGGTCTCGTACCTAACCGCTGAGTTCCCTGGTTCTATATAAGTTGCTCCCGGGAACTCAGAGCTTAAGTTACTTATGACAAAGTCCGGGCTAATTTGAGCTATAGAGAAAGATCTGTCTGTTGTAGCTCCTTGTGCATCAGAAGCTCTTATGGTAAAGCTTACTGTAGAGCCGTCTAAAGAAGTCCCTGTTCCACTTATAAGTCCAGAACTAGTATTGAGACTAAGCCCTGCAGGTAGAGAACCACTTTGTAATGAATAAGTTATTGCGCCACCTTCTGGATCACTAGTACTTAAAGTTACACTATACGCTCCAGTACAGTCACTTAAAGAACCTGCCGAAGTACTCCAAATAGGAGCATTGTTTGTGGTAGCTAGTGTAAATGACCTGTCCGCGTAAGCTCCAGTTACATCTGTAACACGTAGTGTGAAAGATGCATTAGTCCCCCAAGCATTAGGAGTTCCTGTGATAATCCCACTAGTAGACATAGAAGCCCAAGTAGGTATAGAGCCACTTTGTACTGAATAAGTTAAATCCTCTCCTTCTGGGTCAGTTGCTGATAAAGTTTTAGTATAAGCAGAAACTCCTGCTGCCGTCAAAGCACCTGCACTGGTAGACCAAACAGGAGCATCGTTATCAGCTGTATTAGTGATAGTGAATTCTCTTGTTGAAGTATTAGAACCTGTTGTTAAAGAAACAGTAAAAGTAAAAGTACTAGATGCTGTTTGTTCTGGCATAGTACCTGACAACGCTCCATTACTAGCTAAAGTAACTCCAGAAGGTAAACTTCCAGCAGTAACACTTGCTCCTGTAATAGCACTACCATCGATACCTGACTGTCCACCACAATCAATAGATCCTATGCTTGAGCCTTCTGCAAATGAGCCTAAGCTGCCTGCAGCATGATTCCAAGATACATAAGGAACTTTATCAGCTCCTCCTGAGTAACCCTCTGCAGCTAGCGCATTAGTTAAGTTAACATTACTCATGTCAACGTTAGCTTTAATTCGGGTTAGAACTGTTATGTTCTCGTCTAGATCATCAGCTCTACGAAAGTCCCCTTTACTTCCACTTAATTTAATTCTATCCTCTGGATCAGATACTGCAGCTTCAGCAGTAGCTTTATCCGCATACTCTGTTAAATCACCACTTTTTGACAAAAAGTAGTACTTTAATTTATTTACTACTGCCTCTGTTCCATCTTTCTTAAAAAATCTTCTAAATCCCATAATTATCCTCTTATGCTGTTAATACTTCAATTTCGTCACCAACATTTAAGGTAACACTAAAAGTAATGGAAGTTCCATTTGTGGCAGTAAACTCACTAGGTCTTAGTAAAGTTCTGTTGATGAACACCATTACGAAAGAAGTACTATAAGTAAAACTATAAGTAGTAGTTGACCCACTAGTGACAGTTGTTATAGCACTGTGTGTAAGAGTGTTAGTAGTATCTACTGCTGTCCAAACATTATCACCTCTCAAGAAAGTACTACTTGAAGCAGTACCCGTAGCACTTAATTCATCGATGCCTACGGCATCATCTGCCATCTTAACGTTTGTTACAGAATTTGAGTCAAGTTTACTTGCTGGAATACTATCTAATAGTGCTAAAGCTCCCAAATCTGTGGTTTCTAGCGTGGACCCTACCCAAACTGCGGCTCCATTAGTATCATCTACACAACGGTACACTTCGTCATTGGTAGTGTCTATCCAGGTAGATCCCACTCTATAACCATCTGCATTATCATCTCCAGTTGTAGGAGCTGCAGTAGCATTATAGTTGATCTTACCATTTATTAATGACATTGTAGAAAATGCTACTAAAGCAACTGTCCAGCCTGTAGTGGCTCCAACAGTTAGAACTACGTCCGTTCCATTAGTAGCTGCAAAGTCCGTAGTATTTATTTGTTTAACACCATTTACATATACATCTAAAAAACCAGGTTGGTAGCTAAATGAAAATGTGGTTTGTCCAGATGTAGCGGTGTAAGTAACTCTACTCTGAATTGCCTCTGATAGAGGTTGCTTGCCTATGTAGCCTGCCATTGTTTGTTTCTCCTGTGTTTATCTATCTATATTGGGTATCTAACATTATCTTAGTTCTCTGTTGATCTTCCCATGAGGGTAAAAGTTTATAATTGCTGAATCCCAGTGCATTAAACTTTTCTATATCAAAATAGAAATCTAACCAATTAAAGTTTTCTTTGTAAAAAGTCCTAGGTAACTTTAAATCCCAATGACTACATAGCATATCATCAGGGTCTCTGTTATCTTTATTAATCTGATCTGTTGTACCATAACAAACTTTGTTAGGGCAGGTATAAGAGCACTCAGCATTTATGAATAATCTTATCTGATCTTTATTATTTATCTCTTTTAGGAAATCTATATCATCATTAGCACAAATAGGAAGAACGATGTTATCATAGAGTCCTGTATCTATTGATTTATCTAATGAATATTTATCTTTGATATCCTTAATTGCTGAAGCCTCGATTCTAAAAAGAGGGTATTCATTTCTTACTCTATCAGCTAACTTATCGTTTGTGACGATTACTGCATTACCTTCTCTGTGATATTTGTTCAATATATGTTTAGATTTTTCGTAGTATTCTTCATTAAACGATTTTGAAGATAATGGAAGTTTCAGGCCTATCTCTTTATCATATATCCAATATAAGTCTACTTTAGTTAGTCCCACACCTTCTACCCCTCTACCCCCATATAAAGGAGAGTATTCTTCTGTAAACCCAAAAACGTAGTCTATATCTTCATAGTTGATGTCTATGCCTCCATGCATTTTTGCATGAGACCTTTGAAAATCTACCCAATCACGGATATGATATTGCCAATCTTTTCTAGCGGAGCATGATATTTTCATAAAGAATCTTCATAAATTATCTCTTTCTCTTCTGGGAAATAGATGAAGTCTAACTCACTGTGTTTCAAAAGCTCTACAGCATCCCCTTTAGTGTGAACAAGTGGTTGCCCCGCCAAGTTCAAACTAGTATTTAACAATATAGGCACTCCTGTAGCTTCATAAAACAGTCTTATAATCTCATAGTAGTGCTCTCTGTCTTTATTGACAGTTTGTACCCTACAAGTACCATCTACATGGATGACTGCTGGGATTGAATTCCATTTGTCTTTATTTACAGGAACAGCATATAACATGTGAGGGGAGTTTTTTAAACTTCCCATGTCAAACCACTCTTTACACTCTTCCTCTAAAATAGAAGCAGCAAAAGGTCTATACCACTCCCTTCTTTTAATTTTATTTACTAAATCTTTCCCCTTCCGTAATCTAGGGTCTGCTATTATGCTTCTATTCCCTAAAGCCCTAGACCCCATTTCAGGTTTTCCCTGAAATATCGCGCCAACCTTCCCTTCTACTAAAAGATCTACTACTTTTTCTGAAAGCACTTCAACCCCCACAGTTGTATATATCTTTCATAGGGAACTTATCAAGACTTTTAGTTTTATCGTACCAAGTATATTTAGCGTAGCCTATAGAGCAGGCACTATCATCCGGTATGGGGTCAACGTAAAAATCTATCTTATCCCCTAGTTTTTGTTTTATATTGAAATTTGTTAGACAGTTATGCGCGTGGCCCCCTGTATAGCAAAGCTTATCACAAACCTCAAAATCTATCTCTTCTATTATGTCTAGGATATTCTTATTAGTTTCTCTTTGAATAAAGTTAGCTATATCTTCATTAGGGTAAGAGTTATCCATATCTAATAAGATATCGTCTCGGTACCTTGAATTCTCTACTATATTGTCAAACATTGTAAAATTCTTAGCAATAAGGTTCTTATTAATTAACTTATAAGATATATCTTTTTTATTACTACCATACGCAGCTAACCCCATTGTTTTGCCGTTATCTAAATCAGCTATTCCACACCTTTCCGAGATTAGCCCATATTTTCCGGTTATCCCAACCCATGCGATATTGCTGTAAATAACTTTAAACTTATTAGGGTAGCTACATAAGTATAACGTCTCTGTCTGGCAACCTATTGGTCTGCCCTTTTCATCAAATCCTAGAGATCCATTCCTGTCTATAACTAGCGCATAAGATTCTTCAAAACCACTACCATAGAAAGCATTAGCTGCATGACTAAGATGATGATTTGGGAATTGAATAAATTCCTTGTCTTTAAAGTAGTTCTTCCAGTTAAAAATTCTAGGCTCATTCACCCCCCTAACTGTATCATAAGGAGTACCTAATACCGTACAATCTAACTTCTCTAAAGGTATGCTAATCCTTACTTCTGGGAATAATAGAGCCGTCTCAGGAGGTCCGCTATCCCGCTTTATCCTGGTTAATCTCTCTAGTTTATTCCAATATTTTATTTCCCCCTCTTCAACATAACAGATATTTGAGTCGTGCCCATGATGACCTGCTAAAATTTTCATCGCCCCACCTTTTAGAACTTAAATAAAGGAGACGGTACAGTTTCCCCTGAGGGCCAAACCAATTCATTGAAAGGGCTTAGTACCTGTGGCACTTAGTTCCTCATAGGGGTTATATTCCTAGTAGTTGTTTGCTCTAAGCGTTCAATACGTTGTTCCATTATGTAACTCTCCAGAAATTCATTTCATTAAAGGTTGTGTGTAAATCACTTGGTATAAGTGTGTTGCTTACTTTTTTACTTATCTTCTTTCTAATCTTATGTAAACCATCTAAACCCCAATCAGATTCAATCTCTGCAACTTCTACATTAAGAGTATGGTTATACCCATCTACTTCAAGAAACTTATAGATATTATCCATAGTGTTTTGAGTGTCATTAACTAAATCATCGTATTCAAAAAGATGGAAACAGTCTTTGTACTCTGAGTTTAGTGCTTCTTTCATTTGGTAGTAACTATCATAAAACTGATTACCGCTAAGCCAGTTATCTATACCATCCCAACTCCACCAACTTGTCTTGTTCTTTATATACAGTTCAGCAAAAGAGATAACTATCTCATCCACGCTTCTGACTGGACATAATATCTTTGGTCTTTCACCATACACCTTAATATACATTTCAATATTAGCAATATTCATCCACTGCCTACATTTGTCTATAACAATAGGTTTATCAGTTAGTTGTGAGAAGTAAGAATCAGTCATACCTTTTAAGAAAGGAACTTTTGCCTTTTTAAGTTTATCAGTATTGAAGTTTTCAACTCTTTTCTCCTCATCCCAAACACTATAACAACGCCATAATATCTCTACAAAAGCAGAAGTTGTTGTTACATATATCTTGGGGTTTTGGTTTAACAAAGCAGATAATACTGTTATCCCACTTCTAGGAAGACCTGCAAGAATAAACATAATTATTCAACAACCCCTTCGAGAACCCAACTAACTGTATCTTCATTCCAGAACCATTTGTTTTTATAACCCCCAACAGAGTTAATTTCAAAGTCTGGTCTAGGGATTGGGTTATACCATTGACACGTTTCTTCGTTTAGAAGATATGAGGAATGAGGGGTTGGTGCGATAAAAGCATCACGATGTACGTCATAAATATAACCTATTGCTGGATAATTCTTTCTAAACGTTCCGTTGTATGATGCCTGTTTCCAGATATAACTACTGTCATTACCGTGAACACTAACAAGGTAGTCTATACCTACTTGTTCTTTCTCACTACCACCATCATCTAATATATTAAAGTTATCAACAACTGAAACACTTATGACTTTATTGTTTAAATCTAATTTTGCAAAATGTGCCATAATTATCTCCTATTGGTATTGATATTTAATGATTACGATACCAGAACCGCCAATACCACCACCATCAACACCACCATTACCACGACCACTAGCACCACCGCCAGTATTTACATCACCGTTATTACCAGTTCCGCTCCAAACACCATCAGCACCACCGCCAGCACCACCAGAACCAACACCTCGATAGGATGAGGTTGCACCACCACCAGCATAGTAACCGCTATCACCTGAAGATGTTACAGTTGCCCAAGCAGAATGAGAATTAGAACCAGCACCACCATTCCTACTACCACCAGTTCCTGCAGAAATAGCACCACCACCGCCACCACCAGAGTAAGAACCACTACCATTACCACCATCTTTACCTTGACTTGGAGTAGTTGATGGAGTATTACCAGCACCACCAGTACCAAAAGAACTACTACCATAAGCAGGATTACCACCACCGCCAGAACCACCATCTTTACCGTGCTTCAAAGCACCAGTTTCGTGAGCACCTGCACCACCACCACCACTAGAGGTTACACTGTTAAAAGAAGAATCAGAACCATTACTACCTGCGGCTTTAGGAGTGTCAGTACCACCAGCACCACCACCACCTACAACAATAGGATAAGTAGCAGTGCTGAGAGTTATACCTGTACCCGTTCTATAACCACCAGCACCACCGCCAGCACCGTTGTTTGTACCGCCACCGCCACCACCAGCGACTATTAAGTAATCAACAGTACCTACGGTGGTTACTACAAAACTACCATCTCCAGTAAATTTGTGATATTTATAATCACCACTTGTATATACAGTACCACCAGTTGCTTCCATAAAACCACCACCAGCATTTCCAGCAGCCATCATCATTCTTAAAGAACCAAACATTATGCGAACCCCGTTCCAGACTGCATACCATACCAATTAGTACCGTCTGATACGAATACATAAATATCAATACCAGAATCAGCAGTAGGTGCTGAACCACCATTCCACTTAATCGTACCTGCCCAAGTAATACTTGTAGCAGTTGCGTGAATAATGGTAAACGACTTGCCACTTTCTGCTGTTGGCATAGTGATTGTCATAGTGCCAGAACAAGAATACAAAGTACCATCATTAGATAAATCTGGTGTGAATCCTGCTGACTTAGCAGTTACAGTTTCAGTAATTGCCTCGAATGTTTGGTCTTCAGTGAATGCTTGAGCAGAAGATGTGATTGCTGTGTTAGCTGCGTTTGCTTCCCCTGTAGATGTTATAACATTACTACCATCAATAGAAACAACACCCGATGCTGTGTATGTAGTGTCAGTGTCAGTAGCCCAGCTTAATACTGCACTGCCATCTGTTTTTAATAATTGCCCTGCCGAGCCATCAGTTGTAGGTAAGGTTAAAGCAACACCGCTTGATCCACCTTTAATTTTATCGACCGTTAAAGTACTAGCCATATTGTTTTCTCCTTATTAAATAATTTTTAATTCACCTGATCCAGCTACTGTCCAAGTAGCTGTTCCAGATACTGTTATATCGCCTATTAACATATGGTTCTTAGTAGTAACCAGTGTGGTTGTCACATCAGCACTAATGTCATTAGGGTTGTTGAAAGTATCTCCCACATCTAGGGAGGCTCCAGTTAGGGTTGCCCAACTATTATCTCCTCTCAAATAGGTAGATGAGCTAGCAGTACCTGTTGCACTTAGTTCATTAATACCGATGGCATCATCTGCCATTTTAGCGTTTGTTATAGCATTAGATACAATATCTGCTGCTTCTACTGAGCCATCTTCTACAGCTACCGGAGTACCTCTTCCAATGTACCCACTCATTAGGTTATCTCCATCACTGAAACTAATGTATCTAAGGAATTAGCTGCGGAGCTTTTTATTCTTATAGCATCTCCTGCGTGTAATACTATCTTCCCATCTACGAAACTTAAAGCAGTTCCTGAAGGGATCGGAGTATCTGTACCTGTTAAGCTGATTTCAGCAGTTCCGTCGTATACCACTACCGTAGTGTCTACCGTTACTCCAGAAGCAGTATTAGATACTACCCCTCCAATAACTACAGCTTTTGTGGCTGCTGGTACCGTGTAAACTGGAGTCAGTGTAGTTGGTACATTGTTATATGTAAATCTTTTAAATGTATTTGCCATTTTATTTTCCTATATTATCCAAGAGCAATCGCCATAGCAATTACATCATCCATTGTGGCATACCCTGAGTGGGTGTGCGCGTCTACGTAAGCCTTAACAGACTGTTGTGTAGGTACCTTAGTGCTAGAGTCTGAAGATAAATTATCTTCATCTACAACGAAAGACATAGCAGCAGTTGTAGTATCTGCTTCCATCACTGCACCAGCAGCTGCTACCGTTGTTGCATCTGTTACATCTGCTGAAGTATCAATGCCACTTAATTTAGTTTGTTCGGCATCACTAAATTCATTAGTATCTGCGTTAGCTTCATATGCAGTTTTAATCTCTGCAGCAGTTTGATCTGCGGTTGCAGAAGTTTCAATTCCACTTAATTTAGTTTGCTCTGCATCACTAAATTCATTAGTATCTGCGTTAGCTTCATATGCAGTTTTAATCTCTGCAGCAGTTTGATCTGCGGTTGCAGAAGTTTCAATTCCATCTAATTTAGTCTTTAGTGTAGCTGTAAAGTTCTTTTCAGTTAAACCATTATCCCCTACAGTATATGTAGTATTAGTATAGTTATTAACATGAAGATTAGTAGCACCTTGATCAGATGTCCAATCAATATGCTCATTAGCTACAAAATCACTAAGACCATCATGAGTAACCGTGACTGCCCCTGTATCTCCATTTACTGATAGTACAGTATCTGTAGGAGTAGCTAATAACGTAAAGTCTGCCATTGTACCTGCAGTACCTGAATTTCTTACATAAGTTTTGTTCTCATCTGAACGAACTACAACATCACCTTCTTCTGTAGTTAATGCTAGCTGAGCTAATTCACTTGCTGCGGTTTGAACTGTAGTTAATGCAATAGCTGTAGTAGTTATTACATTAGCGCCATCAATATTAATACCCGTACCACCTGTATAGGTTGTATCTGTATCTGTGTCTGTAGGAGTTGCCCAAGAACCATTGTATTGTAAAAACTGGCCTGATGTACCTACTGAAGGTACAAGCCCTGAGTTACCTTCTGCAATTGCAGAGGTGTACTGTACATTAGGCTTGTTCTTAATATAATCATCTACACTTGTAGTAGCTTGATTCCAGTCTGGCTGAACATTAACTTCTGCGGAAGCAGCTATGCCACTTAATTTAGTTTGCTCTGCATCACTAAATTCATTAGTATCTGCGTTAGCTTCATATGCAGTTTTAATCTCTGCATTTGTTTGATCTGCGGTTGCAGAAGTTTCAATTCCGCTTAATTTGGTTTGCTCCGCATCACTAAATTCATTAGTATCTGCGTTAGCTTCATATGCAGTTTTAATCTCTGCATTTGTTTGATCTGCGGTTGCAGAAGTTTCAATCCCACTTAATTTAGTCTTTTCAGCACCAGTATAATCATTAGTAGATTTAACATAGGTTGAACCATTTGCAATATCATCTAAAGTACCTGATAATTCACTTAGAGCATCTTTACTAGCTACTTGAGAATCTACGTAAGCCTTAACAGACTGTTGTGTAGGTACCTTAGTTGCTAAGTCTGAAGTCATATTATCTTCATCTACAACGAAAGACATAGCAGCAGTTGTAGTATCTGCTTCCATCACTGCACCAGCAGCTGCTACATTAGTAGCATCTGTTACATCTGCAGAGGCTTCAATACCATCTAATTTAGTATGGTCTGCGTTAGTGAAGTCATTAGTAGTTAATCCGCCATCCCCTACAGTATATGTAGTATTATTATCAGGAACTGTTACTGTATCAGTAGTACCATCTGCTCGATTTAGAGTAATAGTATGCCCACTAATTGTCATAGCATTAGCAGAAGCTGATAATGCTTGCGCCGAAGTAGTGGCTACTTTAGTACCTAAAGCGGTTGTTACTGTGGCTGCGTACGACGAGTCATCATTAATTGATTGAGCTAACTCATTAAGAGTATCTAAAGCTCCTGGGGCTCCTCCAATTAGCTCAGTAATTTCTGTTTGTACATAAGCTGTTGTAGCTATTTGAGTAGTGTTAGTATTAGATACCGCGGTAGGGGCTACTGGAGTACCTGTTAAAGTAGGGCTTGCTAGAGGAGCTTTTAAATCTAAAGCTGTTTGTAATCCATCTACATTTGCTATAACATGGTTATGACTATCATCTGCAATAGTAGCAGTAATAGAAACATTACCTAAATTTGTCATTGTTGCCGAGCCGGTTACGTCTCCTGCAAGTGTTATAGTAGGGTCATTAACATCCAAATCTATAGTACCATCGGAGTCTTGATAAGTAACTGTAATACCTGATTCAGTATTACTAGAGAACATATCTCCTACTCTATCTTGTACCCATTCTGTGTCTACATTAAATGTTCTATCTGCAGCTAAAGTTCCTCCGCCAGTTAGGCCAGTGCCTGCAGTAATAGTAGTACTATCGTCTGCTTTGGCATCTAGAGCTGTTTGTAATCCATCTACATTTGCTATAACATGGTTATGACTATCATCTGCAATAGTAGCAGTAATAGAAACATCTCCACTAGCATCCATATTAGCTGAACCAGACACATCTCCAGTTAAAGCTATAGTAGTAGTTTGATTATCCCAACTATTTGTACCATCATACACAAGAACTTGTCCTGCAGCTGGGGTAGAAATAACAGTATCCGTTAGTTCTGAAAGTTCGTTCATAGCTGCATGTTGTGCATCTACATACGCTTTAATAGATTGTTGGGTAGCTAAATGACTAGCAGAGTCTGATATTAAGTCATCTTCATCTTTTATAGATGTACCAGATATAGCTCCCTCTAATACAGGGCTCGCTAAAGTTTTATTAGATAATACTTGACTTCCTGCTAAAGTGGCCACTGTGGAGTCTATATTAATAGTAACTGTGTTGCCTGAGCCTATAGAATCTAAACCGGTGCCACCTGCAATAGTTAGTGACTCTGAATCTAAATCAATAGCTAAAGCTCCTCCAGTGTCTCCTTGGAAGTCTAGATCTTGTGCTGTAGTAACCGAGTCTACATAAGATTTAGTAGCCGCATGATTTGCCCCCGTAGGTGCGCCACTTAAAGTCAGAAGACCTGTCATGGTGTCCCCGGCTTTAAGAACGTTTAAACTTGCTGCTCCTGTTATAGTACCAGTTACATTACCAGTTACATTACCAGTTAAGTCACCGGTTACATCACCAGTTAAGTCACCGGTTACATTACCAGTTACATTACCCGTTATAGCAGCTTCAACTGTACTAGCTACGAAAGTCTCACTTCCCACAGTCCATTTATCTGCACTTTCATCCCACAATAATGTTTTATTAGTAGAAGTACCTCGTTCAATTTCTATACCACCATCTTGTGATGGAGTACCTGTCTCATTACTGTTAATTAGTACAATATTATCTGCTAAATTAATAGTTTCAGTATTGATTGTTGTAGTAGTACCACTTACAGTTAAGTTTCCACCTACTGTTAAATTATTAAATGTGGGGTCGTCTGTAGTGCCTACAGCCTGCCCAATAGATATTGTAGCAGTAGAACCTTCTGAAGCAGTATGACTAACAGATACCCCTGTACCTGCTGTGACATCTGTCATGTAGTTACCTGTAGTATCTGTACCTAGAGCAACTGAATTTGCTGCTACTGTTGTAGTAATACTTACATTACCCAAGTCAGTCATAGTAGCTGAACCTGTTACGTCCCCTGTAAGGGATATAGTAGGGTCATTAACATTAAAATCTAATGTACCATCTGAATCTTCGTAAGTAACAGTAATACCACTTTCAGTATTACTAGAAACCATGCCACCTACTATATCTTGTACGTTTTCTGTTGTAGGAGTGAATGTTGCCGGCTTATTAAGTAAAGTATTCCAATCCCCGTAAACGTAGGCTAAAGAATTCCATGCAGTTGTGCCATCTCCTACTTTGAATTTATCAGTAGTTGTATTTAGTCCTAACTCTCCTTCTAGTAGAATTGGGTTATTAGAGGTCCAGTTAGTACCGGTGTCTCTTCTAAATTGAATTTTTACTGCCATTTAATTTATCTCCTAACTTAAGTCGAATATAAGGTCAGCGAATCCGCTATCAGAGGAAGTGCTACTTCCCCCATCCATTGTGAAAAAAGAAACCCCCCAAGATGCGGTGGACCCATTAGTTGTTAAAACTTTTCCAGAGTGCCCCCCTTGACTTGGTAGACTCCCTGTACCTGCAGTTGTGGTGTCTAACCAAATATCTGAGGTTCCATTATTTACTCTCTTGTACAAAGTATTAGCTGTAATACTATACCATGAGTCTCCTATCAAAGGAGAGGACGGAGCTGTATTAGCATCCGTATGAATAGCTCTAGCTTCCCAATTAGTGGTAGTAGAGTTATATCTTAGTATGTTATTATTCGCAACACTTGTGAGGTCTACATCACTGAGTTCCGACATACTTCCAGCACCTCCGCCATTTGCAGCTAAGGTGTGGGCTGTAGCGTGATTAGTAGCGATACCGGAGGCATTGAATAAAACAAAACCTTTATCTGCGGCGCTATACTTAATAGTCACGTCATGTGTGTGAGCAGAAGTAGAACTAGACTTAGATGTAACAGATGTTACAACTCCTGCAATTAAATCTAGAGCTTGTTGTCCTGTAATTGATACAGAGTGAGCGTGAGAAGGGCTACCCCCAGCTACTAACTGGAAGGTAGGCCCCACGCCTAATTCTACTATACTAGCAACTCCAGAGACTTCTTTCTTTACGAATAGTCTACCATCGTTAGTATTTAAGGCTACTTCACCTAAATTAAGGTCACCTACTCCCGGTAATTTACCGGGGGTTGCAGACCTTTTTAATAGAATCTTTTGGTTAGGCATATTAGCTTACCAAGTACCGCCGTCAAGAGTGTCCGTAACTTGGAACTCGTATCCACCGCTACCGGCAGCTTTAACCATTAATAGCTTATCTAGGTCTGCTGCTACTAATGAATCTGGAGTACCGCCTGTATCTCCTACTGCGCTTGCCCAGATCTTATCATAAACTTTCTGCCATTGAACATCTCTGTTAATAGTATCACTACCAATTCTAACATGGTTAGCTCTAAAGTCTGCGTAACTATTGATTGTTGTTGCGGACCCTGGGTTAGTGCTACCTAAGTCGTCAGAAATGATTATCTGGTCTGTAGATTCATCCCATACCATACCACCGTACTTGCGTACAAAAGAACCACCACTAGCAACTGCTCTAGCCCATGATACTCCGAAATCTGATACTGTAGCTGAGCTTGGAGCGGAGCTTACATCACCCAAGATTAGAATATTATCATCTACTTGAATAGTTTCTGTGTTAATAGTGGTTGTAGTACCATTAACAGTTAAATTTCCTGCAACAGTTAAAGCGCCTGTCTTAATATCAACATTACCTGATTTATCGATTTCAAACTTACTAGTTCCGTAGCCCGTTTGTACTTTAAATAGGTTAGAGTCCCCATAGACCGCTTCACCAGTAGCCGTAGTAGTAGCATTAGAGCTTAATACTAAAGAACTATTGTTAGTTACAGAATCTACTTCATATGGAACACCATCAATTTTAATAGCATCCCCTGCTACTAACTCAGTATTAAATAAAGTTCCTGTACCACTTACTGCAGTACTACCTGTAGTTACTGCAACAGTACCTGTTAACGTTACATTTAATCCACCAGTAGAAGTAACTAAAGAATTGATTGTTCCGCCTGTTAAAACAACGCCATCAATAGTACCAGAGTCAATATCTACTTTAGTAATGTTAACTTCGCCAGTACCTGCCGGAGTAAGATTAATGTTTCCATTAGCATCAAGAGAGGTAATAGTATTACCATCAATCTTAATGTTATCTACTTCTACTGCATCAGTAAACTTAGCGTAACCAGCAACTGTGAAGTCTGCATCGCCTGTAGCGCCACCTGTATGTGGGAAACTAACATCTGCATCTGAAGCTACTATAATTGCGGAAGTTCCGTCTTGTTTAATATTTACGCCAGTCTTACCATCTACGGTAATAGCTCCAACACTAGTATTAAAGTTAGAAGCTGCTGCTGCATCTAAACTGATAGTTCCTGTAGTATCTACAAGTATACCCTTTGATCCAGCATCAATATCGATTCCACCAGCCGCGTTAGACGCTTGAATTCGTACTGCATCAGCTGCATTTTCACCCCCAGAAATAGATACACTCTTAGTAGTTGCCGTTAGTGCAACGTCTCCAGCTGAAGAAGTAATATCGATTAATGCTGCTGCATCTACATCTACTCCACCAGTTGAATCAATGTTTATTGCTGAAGTACCTGTACCAGCTGAATTAATTTCTACTGTAGTATCTGAATGAGAAGAGTCTGCATGTAATTTAACAGCTCCTGCACTTGATCCTTTACCAGTAATGGTTACCTTATCATTATTTGATGTAATAGTAACAGCTTTAGCTGATCCTGTAGCATCAATAGATACAGTACCCGCTGAATTAATATCTACCCCTTGAGAGCCAGCACTAATTTCTACACCTGCTCCGGTAGTATCAGCATCAATTATTACTTTACCTGTACCTGTAGTAATAAGCGTAACTCCGCCATTAGTGCCTGTAGGGGTTAATTTACCCCCGGACCCATCAGTTTCTAATTTAATAGAGCCTGTTATAAATCCGTTATTTGCCCAAACTAAGTCTGTACTGTCTTGTACTTTAAGTTGGTCTGTCCATGTACCGCCATCTAATGTAGCAATAACTAAATTGCCACCATCTTGGTACATCTTTGTTTTGTCCGCACTATTATCTTCAAAGAATAATGATTGCGATTTTGAAGCACTAGTGCCTCCAAGAATTATATCTTGAGATACTGTTTGACTACCTGCTACAGTAGATAGAGATAGGAAGGAGCCCTCGCCTGCAATCTCTAGTACACCCCCGCCTATAGCGTTGGTACCAATGTATAATTTTTGTACGAGCTGATTCCAACCTAACTCACCAAATTCCAGGGTAGGGGTAGTATCCGTGCCGTCACGACGTTTTAGTAAAATTTTATTATAAGCCATTTTATTTCCTTTTTAAAAGTTGATAACCTACTACCAGACTCCACCGTTTAAGATTTCATTGTCTGTACTAGCATAGGTAAAAGTGGAAGTAGTAGAGATGCCTTCTTCGACATAACCGGCTAAAGCGACTGGTCTCCAGTCTGCTATTGTCCAATAATGTCCAGCTCCCGTACATGCGGTTTCCGTTATATGTGTTGTTACTTTAGCTCCTGTAATTAAACTCCTGCAGTAAGCTTCCGAGGCAGGTACGTCTCCTGAATAGACAAATAGTTTGTCATCATCGGTATCATACCATAAGTCACCAATATTTAACTCTTTCGCGTTATCTAGTGGGGCTTCGGGGGTTTGGTAAAAGTTATCTAACCTTGAAAGTGCAGCTTTTGCCTCTGCTGCGGCCCTGACTGCAGTATCTACTGCAGCTTGTCCATCGGACATGCCAGGGTATGGAGGAATTTGTGCAATATCTACTAAATTAGCAGCATTTTCTGTCACAGTTCCCATAATATCAAAATATGTATGTCCAGTATCGGGGTTTCTCGCTATAAAGCGGTACTGACTTTCTGTAGACCCTCGAGTATTAGGCCACAAAGAAACTACCGAGACACCAGAAGCATTAGTAGTTGATACAACCTTAGCAGGAACTACATAAGTGTCCCCTGAGATTGTGTCAACTTCTGTGCGGTCTAAAACCACAACTATCAATGCTCCCTCAACATCATTACCGTTGCTATCTGTTACCTTAATAGTAATGTCGTAAGTTGGTAATGACATATTTTATTTAAATCCTTTGAAATATGAAAATTATTAATAATTTCATTTATAGGGATAATTATACACGTTCTTCTAAAAAATGTAAACTAAAAATTTAGAAAAGTAAAAGGGGTGCCGAAGATACCCCTTTAATTTTAACTCTGAGTACCTACGATGCTACCATCTGTATCCGAAGCAGGGGCTGAGTTTTTCATTCTTAAGTCCCCCGTAGCATCCACCCATAGGTGATATACCCCAAGAACTAAATGCCCGGTATTATACCCTCCACCATCAATCTCTACCGTACCATCATTTTTAATAGCCATCTTTTCAGTTGCCGCAGAACTAATTCTCTCGAAATAAGTAGTATCAGTATAATCACTAGTCAAGTCCTCAGTTAAAACTAAAATACTTGAGCTTGTAATAGATTGGACTTCTTTTATTTCCCAAGTTCCACCGGCTGATGCTTTAATACGAATTACATCTCCTACCACTATATTACCTGAAGTAAACTTACTATCATGACTCTGTACTGTATTTAAAGTACCCGCTGCTACTGAGTATTGAGAAGTTGCCCCAAAGTTTACAGCTTCGGAAGCATTTCTGAAAGATGCGTGATCTTCGGAAGCCATTTTTGTTCCTTGAACAGTTCCGCTTGAGGTTACTTTAAAAGTAGAGACAACATCACTATTTGTAATACTTAAGAGATCAGCAGTATCTGTAGAATACTGAGAAATAGAAACTGCAGGTACGGTACTTCCACTTGTAGTTTTTGTTACTGATAATTTTTTACCTTCTAAACTATCACTAACTATAGTGGTATTAAGAATGTTAGGGATAGTAATAAATGAAGAAGCTGTAGTATGTGCTATACTTCCGGTAGTAATACTTATGCTCCCTACCTCTATTGAGGTCATTGAAGTCACTGTAGGGTTAGTAAAAGTACTATTTGATATAGTAACACTATCTAAGGTACCCCCTGTAGCTGCTATGGAACTACTGGCTTGAGTGGCTAAGGTACCTAGTCCTAGAGCTACTCTAGCACCAGCTGCTGTTGCAGAGCCTGTTCCTCCATATGCCAAGGGTATAGCTACTCCGTTCCAAGCTCCAGAAGTAATAGTACCTACTGTAGCTAGGTTGGTGGAGCCTACCCAAGAGTTTATAGATACGTTATCTACGTTACCCAGTCCAAGCGCTATCTGTGCGGCGCTTGCGGTAGTTGCTCCAGTACCCCCTTTAGCTACTGGGATGGCAGTGCCACCCCAACTTCCTACAGTAATAGTGCCTAAAGTAGTTACATTTGATGAGCCTCCCCAAGAGTTTATAGATACATTATCAACATTATCCAAACTCCAAGCAGTTTTAGAAGCCGCAATACTTGTAGCCCCTGTGCCTCCTTGTACCTCTGATATAGGGGTAGAGAGAGAAGTAATAGTACCATTAGTAATGTAAATACTATCAGCTTCTATTTTAGATTGACTAAGTTTTAGTTTTGAGGCATTGCCTTCTCCATCATAAACTATCTGTCCTGTAGTTGCTGGTAGCCCTGTGCCAGAAGATATAAGAGTAGCTGTTCCTAAGTGCAGTACGTCTTTATAAGTATCTGCAGGTGTTTTATCTTGTAAATTATTTGCCATATTATTGTCCTATTATGAGTATATTGCTGGGAATACTTGTTTCCAGCTACCCGTTCCTGAAGCTGTAGCAATACTAATAAGGGATCCATTTACCCAAGTATCTCCTGCTTTAGTGGCTGTAGGAGTAGTACCTCCTGTGAAAACTTTAGCATATACAGAGTCATGTTCGTGACTATTCTTGAAAGTTCCTGAAGCCGATATATCACATACATCATTAAGCTCTGCTACTGTAGCTGTAATACCTAAATTAGATACTACTGTTGCAGTACTAGCAACATCACTTAGGTTGGAACTAGCGTCTAAAAATTTAGTATCTGCAGCTAATTGAGTGTAGTAATCTCCTGCTGGGTCTAATGGTGCAGTGTCTCCAATGCCTCCAATAGATATACTCCAAGGATCTGAGGCCCCTCCATAGGAAGCCGCAGCACTAAACTTATTTCTGCTTCCTACATAGAACTCTAGAGATCCAGTTACAGGGTTGTATGTAGTTACTGTACCGTCCAAAAAGCCGTCTAAAGTTGCTCCTGTATAGTGTGATACTCTTATAGGCTGCCCTGGGGCAAAAGTTTTATTTACACTAACTGTACTACCTGCTACTACTGTAGTAACAGAAGATACTAGTAAGGTAATTGTAGCGTGTCTTTCTGATGCTACTGTTGTTAAGTCAATAGCTTGTTCAGCTAAGCCAGAATGAATTGATGCTGCGTGGGCGGCAAAATCTTCAAATGCGTCTGGCATTCCTGTTACATACGCAGTTCCTGCAAAATCATCTGCACTGTATACTCTACCATTTAGTGTTACGGGCCATGCCATCTTATAATAACTCCTCTATTGTATACGAACGACTCCAATATCCATCTATGTTATGTTTCATAGGGGATATTTCAGCTATACGTCCATATATTGTTTGTTTAAATAATTTATGTGCAGGTGCTTTAGTATCTGTATAGATAAGTACATCTCCACTTGATCCTTTTGTTCTATCTAACTCTAGAGCATTTTCGAAAATCTCCTCTTCAGTTAGATATTTCAAATTAAATTTAACACTCCTATACTTATTAAGAGTATCTACATAGGTCTGACCGCCTAATGACCGGGTAATCTTGGATGGATCTTTATATGTTAGAGTCCATCCTCGACTCATGTTTCTTGAAGGCTTCCAGGCCTTCCCTACTACTACACGCCCTACTTCGAAATAACTAGGGGATGCGGTATCTTGTATGTCTATTTTAATGAACTTAGCGGATACTGCTGTATCTAATAATAGATGTGAGGCGAAAGGTTTATAGCTTTCTAGTTGCTCTGCAGTAATATTTGTCCCCCATAAGAATACTCCGTAAGGTAGTGTGCCAAAGGAACCCATTGTAGGCCAAACATCCTGCCAATCTGTTTGGTGTACATAGCTCCATTTATTGACTATATTCCCCCATATACTAACAGTAGTGTTGCCCCAAGTTTTATTCGGCCAAGCCTCCATCTCTGCAGTTAAGTCTGTAGCAAAACGTACCCGCCATTTAGCGCCCCCAGAAAAGTTATGATTAAGTAAAGATAGGCTATCTATTAACTTCTGCCCTCCAAACTCAATCTGAATACTAGTAGTTTCTTGGTTGCCTTGATGCCCCTCTATAAAGCCGTTGCCGTGCTCCCAGCCCGCTTTAGTTTTATAATAGTACCCATTTCCATAAGGTAAACTACTATCCCCAGGATAAGATGCTGTAGCTAGAACGTCATTCAAGGTTAAATGTATATGTCTATTATGTGCGGGGCCAGAAGTTGTATTACCTACACTAACTGGGGGGCCCCCAATAACATAAGCTATAGATGTAGTTGGGGGAGTCCAATCTCTAGTAGGGCCACCAACACTTACATTTATTTCATCTCTAAATGTATATATTGCTCCTGCGTCTGTTGCACTAACTCCATCCTCATAAGGAGCCCCTGATATAATGATACTGTCTGACGCAGCCATACTTAGCCCAAAATTATCATTAGCCTCTTCATCAGATGCTTCGACTTTTCGTATCTGTACTAAGTCATTATTGAATATATATAAAGCCCCTGCATCTGTATTACTTGTAGAATCTGATAAAGGGGAACCTACTACTATATTATTCGGGGATACAGCTACCGAAACCCCAAAATGATCCCCTGCAGTAGGGTCCGAGGGGAATAATTTAGTATAGGCACCTGATAGCTCCATATCTAACTTATACGCTCCCCCAGAATCTACATTAGAACCATTATCCATATAAGGAGCTCCTACTACTACTTTACTGTCTGTACATGCTACAGAGTGCCCAAATTTTGCTCCATCATCTACATCTCCATCTAATACTCCGAAATGGAATTCGGCAAATGCGCCTCCTGCATCTGCTGCTATAAATCTGATAACAGCGCCCACAGCTTTATTTACTCCTGCTATAGGTAGTACTCTGTCAGGTTGCCCTACGTATACGTCGCCTCCATTGGAAGCTAAAGAGTACCCCATTTTATACGTAGTGCCTTCGGCTCTATAGGTTTGATATACGCCTGCGGGGGTATAAAAATGTACTGTTCCCTGATTTGTTCCTGCGCCAAGGTTTCCATGAGGGCCGCCAACTGCTATAATATTAGCAGATATTGTTACAGCCCAACCAAAGTTTGACCCCGCACTTCCCGTTGAAGGAAGTAGTTGAGTTTTCTGTACTCCGTCTATTCCAAATAAATATGCTACCCCAATATCTACTAGAGGAGACCCCCCACTATACAAAGTGGCATTAGGAGACCCAACAATTATTTGGGATTCGTGTATAGCTACTGACCACCCAAACTTTGCTCCCGTCTCCGGGGTAGTAGGGACTATTTTTCTAATAAAAGTGCCATCTATATTGTATAAGTATACGGCTCCTGCTCCTGAGGATACTCCTGGGGCTCCTACTACAATATAGTTTCCATAAGTAGCTACAGAGTACCCAAAATGATTACTTGCTACAGCTCCCCCATCTTCCGTAAATTTCTCTTCTCCACTCCCGCTAAAGTATCTGCTAATAACTTGCCAAATCTCTGCTACTGAATCATCGATGTCTGGCATAATCTTTATTACACGAGTAGTAGAATTGGAGCTACCAGTGCTTGTAAAAGTGAAACGAGCTGCAGTAGCTGAGGTTTCCCCTAACTCTATCCAGTCAGCAGTTGTTGGGTTACTTACTATATGCAGGCCGCCATTAGCCGCCTGATCCCCAGTACGCCATACTTTTGTAATCTGTCTATCCTTTAGATTACCTGAAAGTAATGTAGACGCTTCAGACTCTGGTAGAATATAAGTATCTGAGCTATCTAAATAGTTATCACCAATAATAGCTAAACTCATCCCCAGACCTCCATAGTTACCTCATTCTTTAAAGCATCTTCTTTTAATGATACAATTCTCATATTTTTTCCATCAGTTAATCCATACCGGTCAATTTTAACCATTATAGTATCGTTTAAATCTAACCCAAAAGGTTGTATTTTTACTTTTAAAACAAATAAATCTCTTTTTATTCCGTACAATTCCTGTCTACGCTTAGCTTCCTCGTGCCCCATACAGTTACAGGTTAAGTAAGTGTCTACCTTCTCCCCATCCGCCGCAAGCAAATGCTTAGTAATAACTGTAGGGTCTTCAAATTTTTCATCTATAAACTCTTCTTCTAGTCTATACTTATACCCATTATCACTTAATACTGCTCCTGCCATATCTCCTTCAGAGAATACTTTCCAGTGTTTTCTAGTTCCTATAGTTTGAGAAATAGAGGGGATACCTGTAGATCTTCTACTTATACTTCTTATTTCTACTTCAGTGAAGGTTTGAACGGGAGTAACTTCAGGCTCGGTCAATGCACCTAATACCATTTTCCCCGAGCGATCAAAAGTGTAAAACGCCCCCATAGATGATACCAGTGAGTCTAAAATATTAAGAATATTTTCTCCTTCCGGAACATAATACCCATGTATTCCATACTCGATTGCTGTAGTTGCTCTACTAAATGTACTAAAGGAATCAGTGTTTATATCGGTTAATTGTAGTCCACCTTTTGTCGAAATTATTCTTTTTACAATGCCCCCTAATGAAGAATCGTAAGTGGCTACAGCAGTAGAAAAAATATCTACTTCTTTAGACCCTTTAACATCTGCTGTTATTACATAATCTGCAGAAGACCCTCCCCCTACTGCTGCTGTAAGTGTAAACTTACCATTAGCTAAGTCTTCTGTAATACCTGTAGTAGTCCACGTCCCCATATCAGTTTCGCAATCAAAAGCATTGGTGTACGCGGGAGTTTTTATTATACTACAGCTACCCAGCTGGTTCCCCCCAGAGTACACGGCATCAATACTCTCTATTGGACCGTTGTGTACCTGGAAAATTCTATTGCTAGGGTCTACTTCTATTGGCTCGATGTGGGATACTTCTCCATAACATACGGGCTTTATCTTATTTTTTAATCTATCTGCCCCGTTGCTATGATCGAATATTGTATAGATAGATGTAGCATCTGGAATATCTACCCAAGGGGTAGTGCTTTTAATTGTAGCATACTTAGAGGTACCATCATACTCATCAATTTTTCTCTTTTGTCCATAACCTTTTCCACCTGTAATCTCAAGATCCATATTACGATAGTAATGGTCCGTTGTGCTAGAACTTGGGTCTAGAATTATTAATGCAGTCCCTCCTCCTTGAGCCCTCTGATTCCAGGCTATTGAAGTTCCTACATAAACTTCTTCTTCAATAGGCTTATCTAATTTGTGTTGAAAATCCCTAATTTTTATTAGTACTTCAACAGCAGACCATTCAATTTGATCCATTGTACCTACAAAGATATTAAAAAAAGTATCGTAAGAGGAACCATCCCCAATCTTTACTTTAATATCTCTACCATTTAAACTGTAGTCGTTTAAAAAATCTAAATCTCCATCAGTATTCATTAATTTAATAGTACCAAAAGAGGGAATACTTCTTCCGCCTATGCTTCCAGGAGAGTACATATTTCTAGACATACTAAGGGCCGACTTAACTCTAGACTCATAGTATGTATTAGCAGGAGTATCTGTAGGGCTTGTAGTAAAACCCCCTGTAGAATAGTATAACGTTTCCAGTTTTTCCGTTGCTAGGTTATACGCGTCTAACTCTATTAAATAGTTCCTTTTAGCATACGCGTCCTGTAAGTACGCTAATTGAGTAGTTATTAAGGCCATTTATGCTCTACTATACTTCATACTAGTAGACATTCTTTCCACTGAGGAACCAAATTCTTCATTACTATTCCTAAGTTCTACTATTTCCGCTTTTAAACTTATAATAGCATCTTGCATCTCCTCTCTTTCTTGAGAGCTAGTATTAATAGATACTTGCATTAAGGAGGCTTGCTGCTCTTTAAAGGCTTTTAATTCTTCTACCATAGGAGAGTTATTCTGAAGGACTGGAATACTAGTTCCATCTGGTAAAGGCACCACTGCTTCATTATACCTACCTTCTCCGATTAAACCCATTGTAGGGTTACTAACTATACCCCCAGAAGCAAAAGCTCTGAAGCCCCCTGATATTACTCCACCATTAGCAAAGCCCATTAAAGCACGGAAATCTTCTAACATCTTTAAGGCCCAGTCTCTATCTTTCATGAACTCGCCGACTCCACCAAACATAGACTTAGAAAGATCTATAAAGCTACTCATAGTTTCCGCTAACTTTTCTCCTGCTTTAACGTTCCCTGCCATAGCGTCTGCAGCCAATTTCTCCGCTTCTGTCTTAAAGTGCCCATATTTATCTGCGTCTGTAAGGGAAGATAACTCTCCGTATTTCATCTCATCGATAAGATCAATGATACCACCAAAAGCGTCTTTTAAATCGTCTGCAGAGTTAGTCATATCACCAAATGCTTCGCCTAAGCGGATCATAGTAGCTAGTTTATCTGGATCATCAAAGAATCCAGTACCTAACTTAGACTCGTACCA